CAGCAATATTTCAAGAGCCGTTAGAAGACTGTCCTTGTCCCACATTTGCCCCCTCCTGAGCATCAAAAACGTGTTTAATTCGTGTTGTACACGAATATCTTCCTAGCGTTTTATCGGCTTTGGGGCCCATTATAAGCTCCCGTAGGTCATTAAGAGTGTACACTTCTTCCAGTACCGCTTGAGGCCCCTCAATCTCCAGGATTAGCTTCATATGGCAACTCCTTGTTTCTGCGGTCACACTCAGCTTGAGCTTCTTCCTAGGAAGAGAAGAGGACCTCTTCTCGCCAAATAGTCCCACTTCTGGTCCCGGTAGACCTGAGCATGTAATCGGTCTTTATAAAAGAATCCTTAACCCGAACATAGTGATGGGCCTCATTACTATGTAGGTGGGGTACGCCTATGATGTCGGTTGTTGACATTCCCACCCAAGTAGCATCAAGCACTCTCCAGAAGTATTTCCAGCCCGAAAATATAATGCCTCTCCCACCACACTCTGGACAATTGATTTTCTTTTCGTTACACCCTACAACGAAAGTCTTTTTACCGCAGCAGTTGGGACAAGTGACCATTTTCGGGGCAGTACTCTTCTGTATTGGATACACTACTTGCCCAATTTCAAACTTTGGTTCAACGATCATCGTTCCACAACCTTATACAGGTGTAATTACAGACCTTTTATGGATTGCTGTAGGGCTCCATAACACAATAGGAGCTTTATCCAGGCAAGGCGACCTCAATATTAATTAGCATCATAGGTCGGACTAGTTCTCGACAGCATTTAGCTAATTACATTCTAGGACTATGTGTTTCACCCTAGAAATTTGACCCTACTTCACTACAACAATCCATAAAAGGCCCTTTACAAGTTACCACCAGCAGACTAAGCACTTTACAACGCTCATATGTGGGGCTAAGTCGTTGACTGATGGTAACTTGTAAAGGGGCTAGATAAAGTCCTGGCTTTCCTATTCAAACAGTTGGCTGTCTGGTACTAACTGGTTTCTTTATCTAGCCTTTACGCTTCTTAACTAGCTTGTCGAGAGCCGGGGCAGCGATAACCGCTCTTAACTGGCCCTACCTTACCATTACCCAAGTTGCTCATAGTAGCATTGAAGCTAGCTATCCGACGGGATAGCCTACGCTCAGCCTTGGTAGGGGTACTTCTCTTGCGGGGAGCACAAGTATTATCGCCCTGTCCAGTTTTTCCAAAAATTCTCATAGCGATCTCTTTTCTGGGGTTTTTGAGCTAGGTAGGGTACTCTACCTTCGCTCTAATATAGCAAGTACCTGCTTGAAAGACTTGATTTAGACCCAGCCAAGGCTCAATAGCTTTCATTAAAGCCAAATTTAAGACTCTCTTCTCTGTCCAGTCCCGTTACTATGCAAACCGTATTGGTTCGCAGTAGTCTTTTGGAATGAACAAGCCCTTACGGACCTGAACCCAATCGTATCCCTCTGCTACGATAGCAAAGGTCAATCCCGCTCTTAATCCGGCATAGGCGTTAGTCAACCTAATCCACATGCTAGTATGTCTCTTGCCGCTTCTTTGGCTAGCAAGACTCCTTCATCGTAAGTGCCCTTTTCGGGCTCTCTTAAAACAACAGTTTCATTAAGAGCCCATCCAAGTGCGTCCCTAATTGCAAAGATGTGTGATATAATGGGCTCACAATCATTCGGACAAGGACCACTTCCGACAAGCACTGTCAATGCTTGATAGTAGTCCCTTATCTCTTGTTCGGTTTTCAATTACTTCCTCCCAGGGATTAGACTCTTAGCCGTATCCCACATAGAAACAAGCGACCAAGCGAAGAGTTCAAGCAATAGAAACTCAAAGCCTAAACTCTCTTTTGAGGTTTTCTTGGCTAATCCCTCAAGAAATTGAGACACAGCTAAACTCTTTTTTGAGGTTATTGTGATAGTCTCAGGCAAAAGCCTACATAGGATAGCACTATCCGTAATTGAATGGTGGCATAGTGCTATCTTATATAGGGGGTGGGGTTTGCTATCCCCCACCCACTAGCTATCTAATACTAGTCAGAGAGCCGAACATGGTTTACGTTGCGGTTTCACCGATCATTGCCGGCATACCATAAGAGTATCCGCTGCCCACAAGTTCGGCAAAGGATTCCTTGAGAATCCTATCGCCCTCTTTTCGGACAATCGCTCCAGTCTGGTCAAACAGAGGGAATTTCAATTCCATCCACTTAGCCTCTTCGATCTCAACGGCACGGCGAATCTCTTGCTCTTCCCGTGTGCCACTTGTGGATTTACCACGTCCAGCAGTATCGGGCCTAGAGATGTAGAGATTAACGCCACCCCTTAGTTCGGGACAACCCCATCCCTCTCCGTTGAAATTCAACCGGAAAGGAACATCGTTCCCCCTCCGACCACGTTCGGCGACCACTTGGCAGTTGGCCAATGTCACACTCTTACGTGTGCGATCACAGTTGTTGATTCGCTCAACCAGCGAGTCATGGTCGAAAGGAACACAGATAATGAGGTCTGTGGTCCCGTCATCATTCTTTTGGAGCGTAGCTTCGCACGTGGACATAGTTCGATACTCCCATAGTGTGTACTATGGTTATCGGTAATCATTTGTCCTAGTTGATTCCTCCCATAGTACGGGGTTAGGATTAGACCAGACTAATTGACTACTACAGTAGTAATCTTTATTATTGTCGGGTCTGCCTCTCGCCCGGCGAACATACACTTCGGTTCGTGGTGCGAGGTGACGGGCCGACCCAAAGCGAACTGCGTACCAACCCCCCGAAAATTTTTTTCGGCTCGCCCCTAAGTCGAGGCGGGACAACGGATTAGGGCGATTGGCATGAACCCCCCGACCTCCGCACCAAGCCACCCGATAGGGGGCCTATTTGCCTAATTCGTAGGCACCGCCTGCCCACTCGGCTGGCATGGGGTGACGTGAAATAAGGACTTACGTTTGCAGCAAGGCCTTTTTTGTGTACCCCCAGCAGGGGGTTTTTGGGTAGTCAAAACGCTAAGTGCTTACGCCCCAACTACTTACGCTGCCCGCTTTGTGGGCATAGGGGGTAGGCACCTACCAGGACGCCGAAATCAGCCCTAGCTACGTCCTAGGATATGCCCGCTAAGGCCCCTAGTTGCCCTCCAAATTGCGTCCTAGGGGTAGGTGCGACTACTGAGCCATCCTAGCTTCCATCGCGTTAGGAACGATCCTATGCGATTCTAGGGCTATGCCTGAATAGTGGGCAGCTATTGCCTAGTTTTTAGGCAGACTGCCACTATGGCAGTTAGTAGGGGTATATGGGGTCTGGTGAATAGGGGTCTGACCTCCCCCTCCCACAGCCCCTATAAGGTTCCAGGAGGCCCCCAGAATGCATCCTAGCTCTTCCTTGGACCTAGATAGCCTATTTGATTGGATAGAGTGTACGGGTCCCGTAGAGCTTTATACGAGGTGTAGCATTATGCTGTAGTGGAATGATACAGACAGTGTACTGCCTCGATACAGTGTAGCATTATGGTACAGTACCTCCCCCAGACCTTACTAGATGGAACGATCCATGCACGTTCACGCACGGACTTCCGCACACCCTCCCTCTCTCCCATAAAAATTTAGGGTCCCATATTTGGTTCCATCTGGGTACTGGTTATATATAAAAATTTATAATCCAGTATGGGCCTATTATTAGCAGAGTGCATGGATACATCATTCGGACTCTGTATAGTCGTTGGATCATTAGGAGCTATGATCCTCTCTCTAGCTGCTGAAGAAGCCTGGAGAAGCCAATACCAAGAACTATCCTCTCTCCGTAAATACTTAGAGGCTAAGGGGTTAGGAGAATGGATAGAAGATAAGCAGGGGAAGAAATCCTTCAGGACAAAGAAATGAACCCACTCTCAACCGGTTCTGGAGACGTATTCTCGGCTCTCCAGGATATTCTTAACGAGAAATGGTGGACTGGCTTCTATATGGGAGCCTTCGCCTCTTGGATAGTAACCGTACTGGTTATGTCCTCATCAGATATGCTTCAAAGCGTAGGGGCTCTTTGTCGAAAGCTCGCTAAATAATGCCCTTAGCTAAGAAGAAGCGGCAAGAGATAGTTAAGCTACTCCAGGAAGGAAAGCTCTCCAAAAGGGCTATCCACCGTAAGACTGGAGTTACTAGAACTACCATCGACCGGATAGAGCACGAGCTTCTTTATCCAGAGAAGAAGCTTCCCCCACCTCCTCCCAAACCAGAGAAAGACGCTCCCGTTATCTACGTAGAGTGTTCTGGTTGCCATAAGCAGGTTATCAAGAATACCCCCTGTATGGTATGTTTTGTTAGGAAGAAGCAGATTCATGATTACAATGAGTTCATGAAAGGACTAGTGGGATGACCTTCCATAGTTGGTACAAGATTCAGAAGTTTAGAGGCCAGGAAGAAGGGGATTGGCCCAACAAATCCCATAGAGCTAGCTTAAAGAAAGCTTGGGATGATTTGAAGAAGATAGGGGTGCCTGAATTCCAAATCCAGCAAACCTTCGACACCATCTTCTGTGCCTTGGAGGACCAATATGCTGGACCTAGAAGTTGACGACGATTTAGGATGGGAGGACTTATGGACGCCTATGTACGATTAACCCTCTCAGATGATGAAGGCGTGGTATACCTCAGAACCGGAACCATCGACTGTATAAAGACTTATGGAAATGGAAGTAAAGTGCATACCAGTGGATACTCAGAGCGGGAGTATAGTGTTGATGAACGCCCAGAAGTGGTGTTTAAGCTCCTCCAAGAATCTGAGTTCTCTAAGTGCCTCGCAGTCGATAAATTCGATCAAGAACGAGCAGACTCATACAAGGAGCAAGCAAATGCAACCTAGCACCTCAGAAAGTACCGCCATGAAACCATCTAAAACCCTTATCCCCTGCTATGCAGGGCCGAAAGATGGGGCCTTCTTCCCAGAAGATTCTTGCCCTTTGGGCTATAAACGCTTCGAAGTTCGTGGTAAAATAGTCTTCTTATTCAGTGAGGTTAAGGTAGAGTATATCAATTTCAACATACTCAGTAAGGCTTCCAAGATCAAGCCTTCAGCATTTGACGACATAGAGGACTTATCATAATGATCCATAACTTGTTATGCCGTTTGGGTTTACATAACTGGGGAGTAGCCATAACACTGAGCAACCGATACGTTATGTGCTACAACTGTTTCAAGAAAAAGAGTTCCAAATGATCGGCCTTATCAAATTAACCGCTCCCAATGGAGCCCCATTCTACGTAAACCCCCAGTATATCCAATTCATGACAGGCTCTTCGAACGCCTTTGCTGACGCCTCCAACTGCGACGCTAAGTACCTGTCTCCCAACTCTACATATATCGTGACTGGTGGAATGAGGATGCAATTCAAGGAATCCCCCAAGGAAATCATGGAACAACTCGTGAAGCTACGTAAACAACACGAGAGTAATGCTTTACGTCTTTTCAAAGAGAAAGACAAAGAACCGTGGCAAGACGGTTACTATGACGATGAAGAGGAGTAATTATGGCTGAACATGAAGAGGTTGGCTGTACTAAACAATGCCGGTGTCCTAAATGTGGCAAAAAGGTAAGCTGTCAATGTGATTGCCACTCAAAGACTACTGCCACTTGCCCCAAGTGTGGGGAAGTGTTCGAATGCAAATAATGGTTTCGCCTTCCATCCATTCTCTGGAAGGAAGAACCCCCTAAAAATAAATAATATTCCATAACCTTATATAGGTGAAGGACTTAGCCACTCAGAAATGGGTGGCTTTTTCTTTTTTGTGTGGTATCGGAGTGGAAAAAGAATATAGTACAGTATTTGAATGCCAAGGTTTTTTTATTTACTATTATGAGTATTATTTATACTAGTATAAGTAGGAGTGATAATGCCCAGGATCAAATCCGACGCCGACGTAATTAGAGCCTTACTAGGTGGTCATTGGTCCCCCTACGTTCCTTTCAAGCCTTCTCCTAAGCAAATTGCTTTCTGTGCCCTCCCCCACGTTGAAGCTCTCTATGGGGGAGCCTCTGGTGGTGGGAAACTGTTGCCGCTCTCAACCGAGATACCAACCAAATCTGGTTGGAAGTTTCTATCTGACATTGAAGTAGGAGATGTTCTGTTTGATGAACGAGGAAATGAATGTAGGGTTACTCGCCTGTTTGATATTGAACAAGACCCTAAGTTAGTTAGGTTTTTCTTTGATGACGGAACTACCGTTGTTTCTTGTTTAGACCATCAATGGTTGACTCTTACTCATAAAGAGAGAGTGGCTGCCAAACGCCGAACAGAGGAATTCCGAGAAAGAAGGAAGAAATCTCGCCTATCCAGGGTGGCCGGCAATAGAACTCTTAATCAATCCACTGCCATAATTGAACGAAACAAGAAGGCAGTCTATAAGACGCTACTCCCTCCAACAGGCAGTGTCCGTAAAACAAAAGAAATAATTGCTACTTTGGCTGATGGTAAGCATACCAATCATGCCATTCCAGTTGCCGCTCCTATTCAATTCCAGGAGAAAGATTATCTTCTTGACCCATATCTGTTGGGGTGCTGGTTAGGCGATGGTACTACTGTTGCCGGTTCTATTACGGGGTTAGACGAAGAAATCTTTGATTCCTTTAAGGAAGCAGGTTTCGTTGTTACTCGTTCTGGAAAAACAAGGGGAATTAGGGGGCTTAGTACACTCCTTAGTAAGATAGGCGTTTTGGGAAACAAACACGTCCCAGAAAACTATTTACAAGGTTCTATTGCCCAAAGAACGGCCTTACTACAAGGGCTAATGGATACCGACGGATACGTAGACAGCAGGGGAAAATGTGAATTTACTAACACAAACAAACAACTAGCCGAATCAGTAGTGTTTTTAGTGAATTCGTTGGGGAATAAAGCGGTAATTACTGTAGGAAGGGCGATGTTATATGGGAAAGACTGTGGAGAAAAATATAGGGTAACTTGGACTTCATCAGTTTGTCCGTTCCGTCTTCCCAGAAAAGTTATTCGTTGGAAGCCCCACACCCGATCTACTAGCAAGCTTCGTTACATAGTTGGATGGGAGTATGTAGCCAGTGAACCGGGAAGGTGTTTACAAGTAGATAGTCCTACTCATTTATTCTTGGTTGGGCGTCAGTTAGTCCCTACGCACAATTCCTGCGTTCTTCTGATGGACGCCCTCCGCTATACAGACGTACCTAACTACGCTGCTATCATCTTTCGTCGGTCTCTCACTGACTTGAAGCGTAATGGTGGCCTTCTTGATATGGCCATGAAGTGGCTTAGCCCTTATTTAGGCTCTGAAATCCGCTACGAGCCCTCTACGCATATGTTCAAGTGGTGGAATGGGGCTTCCCTCACCTTCGGTTACGTAGGCTCCTACACGGCCTGGGAGCATTACCAAGGGGGTAACTACCAATACATCGGCTGGGATGAGCTAACTCAGCATTCTGAGCAAGATTATGACGAAATGCTAACCCGGCTTCGGCGTAATCAATGTGCTGTGCATGGGGCTCTTCCCCAGGAAGACTGTGCAGCCTGCCAGATTTATATGCACTCAGCAAGTATCCCCCTTCGAGTAAGGGCTACAACGAATCCGGGTGGGCGTGGGCACCTCTGGGTAAAAAAGCGATTCAAGCTTTACAAGAACAAGAGCGATAAATTGCTCAATCCCGTCTCCCAGAAGCCGGGTGTTTGGCTTTCCGGCGATCCGGCTAAGCCTTACATGCCAGCCTTCTTCATTGATAACCCCGGATTGGACCATGCCACCTACGAAAGTATCCTAAAAATGATTCGGGATGACCAACGTAAGGCCCAAATGTTGGAGGGAGACTGGGATTGGGTGGCAAATGGCGTGTTTAAGCCCTTCTGGTTCCAGAAAAGGTGGGAATATCGCAATGGATACTACGCTATCCTCTCGAATGAGGGAGTTGCCACCCATTCTTACCACCAAAGCATGATCCGCGTTTATACCGTCGTAGACGTTGCGTGTAGCGTTCGGGAAGGTGTGGGTGACCGGAGCTTCAAACAGAGCCAGGGAGCGATTCTACCGGCCTCCTGGACGGTTATGGGGACCTTTGGGATTACTCCTCAGAACGAATTACTGGTTTTGGACATTCAGAGGTTCCAAGAGGAAGCTCCAGAGATATTCAAAGCCTTGGAAAACGTCTGTAAGGATTGGAAGCCGATGTTCGTGGCTATGGAAATCAATGGTCCCGGTAAGCCGATAGCTCAGATAGCTGTTCAGATGGGCGTTCCTATCCAGGAAGTCGTAACCTATGTGGATAAGCCCTCCAACTCGGCAGAAGCTCAGGTACGCTGTGAGAGTGGCCGGGTCATTCTCCCCAGAGAAGATACGACGAAATGGCTAAATGACTTCCTGGGAGAAATTACGGTGTGGACTGGCCATCCCCATGAGCCTAACGATCAGGTGGACGTTCTCAGTAACGCAGTCCATGAGTTCACCCGGATAGCGGGTAACTTTGACAGAAAGACTTTGGAGATTCTTCATGCCAGAGACTTGCCTTTTGTCAGTAAGAAGCATGGACGAATCTTTGAGTACCCGGATATGTTCGGGATGTAGTAATTACACCTGTATAAGATCGTGGAATGCCAAAAGTCTATAAAAATAGCCCTGAATTTTCAGGGCTATTTTGTTAGGAACAAGATTTCAAGGTTTTTAGGTCACCAGTGCATCCGAGATCGTGGGGGTTGCATCGGTTGGTAATTGGACCTTGTACGCTTTCCTGAAGTAGGTTTGGAATTTGCCTGTATCATTATTAGAAAGAGTAAAGGAAATCTTGTCATTAAGTAGAAATTTATCTGGTCCGGTAGTAACGGCCAGGGCCACACCCGAAAAATATTCACACGGTACGATTGTGATATTATCTACTAGAATTGAATCTGCCGAGGAGTCAGCGAATGACGAAAGACTTATGACAATATCGCCAACAATTTCATCTGGTGGGATGATTTGGAGATAAAAGTGTTCCCAAGCAGTGCCGGTTGGCGTAAGGTCTAAGCCGACTCCGCTGAAGGTTCCATTATCGTCGCCAATGCTTATGGTAAACAGTGGGTCATTTGCTACATCGGTATCTTTTGCTGCCCAAGCACTAATAAAGTAACTTTTACGTCGTTGAAGAGCAGAGTTTGGTACAACTTGGCTAAGAGACATTTCCGCATCGTTTTGCAGAACTTTCAAAGAATAGCCAGTTCCGTATACCGTATTAGAGCTTTGTTCGATACAGGGGCTGGTGCTCTCATCTGTCCAAGAAGATAACACCGTAGAACTTGTCCATCCCTCGAAACTACCATCAGTTACGGGAGTAGCAGCGTTATCAATGGCGGTAATTGTACCTAGCTGCCCAACATTTTCTCCTCCCGACGAATAACCGGACGAAGCAGCATTTGTTCCAGTGATAACAAATTGCTCACTTCCACGTATTGAGCCGGTAGATTCGCTATCAGAAGAACAAGTTAGCGTAACAGTTTCACTCGTAGGAGTTAGTTGGGTAGTTACTCCTGAATAGTCTCTAATAGCAGGACCGCCTTCTAACGGGGGAGTAACGCCGTCCAATACAGTACCGATTAGGACTTTTCCGACTGTACTGTTTTGTGCAGTGTATGTGGCTGATCCCACAGAAGCGGTATTGGCTACCACGTTCTTATCACTAATGGCCATATCGTGGATAAGGGCGGGAAACACAAGGTCTAGGGAGGCAGTAGTTCCGAACGGAAAATTAGCTCCCATTAGTGTTTCGTCTGTAAGAACGTCTGTAGTGCGACCAATCAAACGGTCAATATTCTGACTGATACCGTCCTTAAACGACTGATAAACGCTGGGCAAATTGTTTTCCAGCCGTACTAAGCTTTGAGCCGACAGGATGGATTCAAGAGAAGCTTGGTCAGAAGTGTATGTGGTGATGTAGGAGAAGTAATCTTGTACTTTATCGACAACAGAGCCCATAACAGTAAAAATTTTTGTGTAATCGACAGCCATGATTTTTCCTAAAAAATGAGAGGTTTGTGTTCGTTACTTAAATGGCATACTTAGGTGAGTGTTCTCAGTAAATATATTCATCATAGCATACACTCCTTATATACCAAACACATGGCCAAGTTCCGCAAGAAAATCGTAACGCCTCAAACACACACAGTTGGGCGGCTTGACGGCAAGCAAGAAAAAGAGCCTATCACGAAAGAGCGGATTCAGACTTGGATTCAAAATACCAAGAAGCTGAAAGATTTCGGCGTTCTGATTCCTGCTCCTCTAGCTCACCAAGATAAAGACCATAAGTTGGCACTCCCCGTTGTCCTGGGAAAGGACGGTCAGACTCTGGCCGATGCCTATACAGGGGAGGGGAACATCCCTGCTTGGGATTTGGCCAACCTCAATGCCGGTTATTGGGAAGATTTTGACCAAGATGCTGACGGGGCTCTCGTTGGCGAGGTCGATGTTCCTAACGCTGAAAAAGCGGAAAAGATCGGCAAAGAGATCAAACAAACGTCAGTCTTGGTTATGCCCGCCCGTAAGATCGTTAAGGATGGGAAGGAAATCGAGGTTGGCGAGCATTTGGCTCATGTGGCTATGTGCCTCCACGCACAAGAGCCCGGCCAAGCTAACTTTGAACCTCTTGACCCCGTTCCAAGCGGTCTTGCAATGTCGTTCATCCTAGCTATGGATGACGTTACCGGTCTTCCCGACCCTACCAAACCAAAGGATGAGAAGCTTTACAAAGTTATCACCCTTCTCCGTTCCGCGTTGAATGTTGCTATCCCAGAGGACACCACGCGGGAGAACTTCCTAGATAGTCTGGTTCTCGTTTTAACCCAGAAGCTTGCTGATAAGCAAGAGGAACAAACCGAATCTGGGATTACTGAGCGTCCCCAGGATGCCGCAACCAAATCTCCTTCAATTGCTATGAGCGAAACTATTACCCCCAATAAGTCTGAAGCCATCCTTATGAGCATCCTTGTTAAGGATCGTAAGAAGGTTATCAAGGATCGGATCAATGCTCTCTTGTCTTCGGGTCGTATCTCGAAGGACTACGCTGACAAGACGCTCTTCCCGAAGTTGGAAGCGTTTAAGATGAGTGCTGCTGACATTGATGACAGTGGTAACTTTAATAAGAGCCCGCTGGAAGACCTGATCGAAGGTCTGGAGCAGGCCCAACCGTTGGTTGGTCCGAGCTTGCTTGAGGACGCTCAACCGGGTCTTAATGACGTTCCGTTGGGAGCCGAAGTACAAAGTGTTCCTGTTGATGTTATTACTGGCACTGGCGATATGAATTCTCTGTCAAGTGACCAGATGGACGATATTCTGAATGAGGCCGGTCTGTAATCCTCCCTCCAGGAATCGCTAACTTTCACCCAATCCCTAATTAGGCAATAACAAATGTCTTATCCTTTTGATACAAATGATATGGCGTTCCCTGGAATTGAGTCTGAACTCAATACGGTTCAGAACCAGTTTTGGTGGGGTCGTCAAGAGCAGCAAACCCTTCTTCAGGCCACTATCTCCGGGGCTGCTCGTGATGCCGGTAATACGGTTACCGACGTTCTTCGCGGTGGCTTGTTAATGGGTCGTGTAACCGCTACCGGCGTGTATAAAGAGTGGAACCCGACGGGTACTGATGGCTCGGAAGTCATCGTTGGTATCCTGCCGTATCCGCTCAAGATGACGGACGCTGGTTCGAATGTGGACCGCCACGCTCAATTGTTTGTTGGCGGTAATCTCTATTCTGATCGTATCCTGATCCCAGGTGAAGCCGACGAAGGCATTGTTGGCCATGCTCAGGAATTCAACGTCCTCAACCAGTTGGTCGATCGTGGATTCCGGCTGGATAAGCACCTGCAATACGGTAATTCGCTGGCATATCGTCCGCGTCTGTTGACTGCGGCTGAAATTGCTGCTGACGCTGTTACAGTTACGACTGCCGATCATGGTCGTACCTTCAACATGGTTTCGGCGGACGCCACGACCACGGTTACCCTTCCGGCTGCCAAGGTTGGTTTGACGTTCACCGTTGTTTCAAGTGCTGCCCAGACGACCACGATTGCGTTGGCTTCTGGTACTGTTATTATCCCTGGAAATGCTGCTGCAACTGGCGTGTCCTTGACGACTGGCGAATCGGCCCGATTTGTGGGTATCGCTGCGGGCGTCTACTGGATGATGAGTTGCGAAGCAACTGACTAATAGTTGATTGTCCTCCCTGTGTGAGGGGGCTGTGGTCTCAGGCCCAGCCCCCAACCCATACACCCCTAACTTGATTTAAGGTTTTTGCACATGGCCACTACTGGCTCTATTACACTCCAGCAACTCTTCCGTCACCCTTACGTCCTGAAAGTTATTTCACGGATTAAGCAGAACGGTTGTCCGTTGCAGAATTTCTACCGCCTGGGTTTGGATAACTCCGCAACCGAGAGTGTTCCAGCCGGTATTCGCACGTTTAGCTACGATATTTTCGACCATACCCGGCAACTTGCTACGGCTCGTTCGCCCAAGGTTGGTCCGAAGCGTGGCCGTCCGCAACGCACCGGGACCAAGGTTGGTCATATCCTCCGGTTGCATGATAGCCTCCCGATTGCTTGGGAAGATATTATCAATACTCGCCCGCACGGTGCTCGTATTGGTACGCTTGATCGTACTGGCCAGAATAAGGTCACAATGCAGATTAAGCACTACACGGAAAAGTACCGCAATACCCGTGAATGGGTTATTAGCCGTATGTTCCGTGGTGGCTTCGGCGTGAAGTACAACGGCGATGAATTCTATCTGACGAACCTTGGTGCTGGTGATAAGGACATTACGTTCGATCATCCGGCAGCCCATCGTACTCAGTTGGCTGTTGGTGACGGCGGTGCCAACATCATTGACGGCTCGTGGGATGATCCGACAACGGATATTATGAGCCAATTCCTCAACCTCAATAAGGCCGCAGAGCGTATCAGCGGTTATGTGGTTGAAGACGTGTGGATTAACTCCACCACGCTCGGCAAGTTGATGAACAACACCGACTTGCAGGCTAAGGGTGGTACGGCGTTCCGTATCTGGGACTCGGTTACTGGCCGTGAGTTGAAGACTACGGACGGTGCCAGCCGTAAGCAAGGTTACGACGTTACATTCCGTGCCATGCCGTGGATTAAGTTCCACGTCACGGATGCTGTCCTCCAGACGGGTTCGGCCCAGGTGGATTCGACGGCTGCGGCTGACGTTGAACTCTTGATCCCAAATAACGTAGCCCTCATGACCCCCTCGCCGGGCGAATGGGTTGGCTTTGCAGAAGGTGCCGAACCTGTTACGAAGAACCCGGCTTCTCCGATGGAGATTATGAAGGGCTTCTCGACTTGGCAACGTCCGATGACGGAACCGAGTGGTTTGGAACTCCTGTTCCTCGACAACTTCTTCCCGATTCCTTATATCCCGACTGCGTGGTTCTACGCAACGGTTATCTTCTAATGATGGGGGGCTTCGGCCCCCCGGATTTAGTCCTTACCTTAAAGGTTTCTAATGGCTGTTATTTACAAGACTGGTAATCGTAAGCCCGTAATGTGTGCCGTTCTTTCGGCCACAGTTATTGCCAAGGGTAACTTGGTGTACCTGGATTCGGGTACGGTTAAACCACTTACTTCTCTCGGTGACTCTGGTACTAAGGCCCAGAACCAAGCTGCTGCCCGCGACGTGTTCATGGGTGTGGCTCTTCGGGCTAGTGCTAATGGCGAAACTGCCAATATTCCGGTTGCTACGGCTGCGGTCTTCGAATTTGATTGTGCTTCGGCTACTTTCGAAGTCGGTGACCTAGTTGGTCCAATTGGCACTGGTTCAGGTGCTGGCGTTGGCGTTTCGGCTTCGTCTGTCGAAGCTGTTGCCAGCGGTAGCTTGGCTATTGGCCGTGTTTACCGTCGTGTTGCTTCGGCTGCCACCCGTGTTCAGGTAGAGATTGCTTCTACCGTCATGGCTACGCCAGTCGATAGCACGCTTGCTGCCGATACGATTAGCGAAGTTACTTCTGCTGCGGGTGTTACGGTTGACGGCGTTCTGTTGAAGGACGCTGGAATCGTGGCCACTGGAACCTTTCTCGTAGGCGGTACTGACGTAGCAACTGTGAAGGGTATTTACCTTTCTGGTGTTGTTGCGGTTGCAGTCCCCACGATTGCTAACGATGCAGCCGAGAATGTGGATTCTGTTGCTGTTGACGTATCAAGCATGACCTTTGCCCCAGCGGTGGGTGACGCAGTCATTGCCATCCCCCAGGAAGCTCTCCCCACGGATTGCCTTCAGTGCGGTGCATACGTTACGGCTACTGACACCGTGACCGTTACCTTCGGTTCGAAAGAGGGCGGTGGTGGTGTTACTGGGGCCAACAAGAATTACAAGTTCTTGTTTATTGATTTGACCTAATTTCAAGGGTTGGTTTTTCTAGGGAGATACTATGTCCAAGGCTTATGATTTGTTCCAAGAAGGCTTGAAGATTTTCAAGTCGAAGACGACCGACGTTTCCGACGCACGTAAGCTGTTGCTCGGTTCGTTGGTTCTGTTGCATATGGCGGCTCATATGTATGAGTCCGTCAGTCGTGACGGTTCTGAGGAAGATCGGCTTAACCTCCGTGCAGACATTCTCAAGGCATTCCACGAACTCTGTAGCGAGATTGACCTGCCGGGCGTTCCGAACTTTATCGAACCCATGATTGATAACGTCCTTGAGGCTGCTTTGGTCCAGGGTATGGATATTCTCCATGACCGGATTGATGCCATCCATAAGGAAATTGATGTACTTCTTAAATCTGCTTAGTCTCTCCAAGAGAGAGTTGGTAGTGATCTTGGCTCTCCCGCTTCTAGCGGCGGGAGCCTTTTTCATATGTTCACTCTTAGATTGTAAAGAGCCCGATCAGGTTCTACCTTCTCCCAACCCAGCCTATCAGTTAGAAAATGCACTACTATTCCCAGATCGGTAGACTAAATCTAACTGGTTCAGAAGGTATATTCGAATATAAGGGGTTAAAATGAATATTGTCATTGAAGGATTAAAGGCTCTCCTAAAGAGCCTTACAGTAGACCAACGGGCCATTCTAAAGAAGGCTGCTGTAGACGCATTTAAGGCCCATGCTGACTTGCCGGGTTTCATTAAGGGGCTGGCTCCGTCCAGAATCGAAAAAAGTATAGACAGCTTCCTGGATAACGTGTAACTATGGACGCATATCAACTTGTAAATTGGGCTATCGACAACGCTGCTGTTGTCCTGGGCGTGGGAGCAGGCGGTACGCTTGCCTTCTATAACGTACCTAGACTCTATAACTATGTTAAGGACAAGATTCCACAACTTAATATAGGTGTAAATACCGCTTCTGATAACCGTCTGGACGTGTGTAAAGCCCTCATCGTCCTAGTAGACCACGCAGAAGCCCTTAAGGACCCAGAACTCAAGCGAGTAGCTGATGATGCCTGCAAGGCATACGCAGAGGCAGCTATTCGTAAGGCAGAATATCAAGGGGAAGTAGAAGTCAAGGACAAACCCTCTTCTCCAGAGAAATAACCATGAAGACTCCTGAAAAGGTCGCATGGGTACTGCTCATTGTAGCGGTAGTCTTGCACTACCAAAAACATAACGTAGGCTTCAGTAAACCTCCTATTAGCGAGCCGGGGAAGTTCGTATTGTTCTTGGAAGACCGGGATACCCCTCTTTCTAAGTCACAAGAAGATATTCCCCAGTCAGCAGACGTTCGGGACTACCTGAACCAGCATTGTTCTGCCCACGATCAGCAACCTGATTGGCGGGTATGGGATGCCCAAACGGACATATCCCTCCAGCCTCAATACTGGCAGCAATTGGTCCAAGCCTGTAAAGCAGCTAACCCTCCGACGATTGCTATTGTAAACGGTCGTAAATGGACAATTCAGCCTCTGCCTGCTAACGAAGAAGACACACTAGCCTTGCTCAAGAAGTACCTCGAATGACCCGCATCATAATCAACGATCAGAACTACCGAGAGCATCTTCGGCCTGTAATCAATGGGCAGAAGGTACGTGGCGGTCATTTGGAACGTGACTGGTCGGCTCATCCTTACGGCTCTTATTACTTCGCCAAGCCTTTCGATATTCCCCTTATTCCAGAAGTGGAATGGGCCGAGCGACTAGAAGAGCGTAAACGGAAGAAGAAGCAGCTTGTTGAAGTCCGTAATCGCGGTATGTTCGGCAAGCAGATGCCCTCCAGAGATCAAAACGGAAGAGGATATTGCTGGGCTCATAGTTCTGTGTCAGCTATGCTTCTCTGCCGGGCTATGGACAATCTGCCATATGTAGACCTTTCTGCCTACGCGGTGGCTTGCATCATCAAGAACTACCGTGACCAAGGCGGTTGGTGTATGCAGTCCTTGGAATGGATGGTTGAAAACGGCTGTCCTGATTCCAAGTTTTGGCCCCAGCAAGCAGTTGATCGTAAGCTTGACACCCCCGAAATGCGGGCTAACGCCAAGCTTCATCGTTTTACTAAATGGGTTGAGCTTGAGCCCGGTAACGTAGAGCAGATGGTTACCCTTCTTTTGATGGGTATTCCTGTTGTTACCGATTTTAATTGGTGGAGCCATTCGGTCTGCACCATGCAGCTTGAAAGCGTCAAGCCTCTCCGTACTCGTATTTGGAACTCCTGGGGAGACAAATGGAGTGAGGATGGCACAGGGGAACTAGAAGAACGAAAGGCAACTCCTGATGGGGCAGTAGCTCCCTGGATTGTAACGGCAGCATAATGGCCTTCAAAGACTGGATTAAAATAGCTGGCTACGTTATCGCCATCTTGGCTACTCTCTGGGGAGTGAAGGCTAAAATGGAAGCGTCTAAGCCTGTAGAAGTACAGAAACCGGCAATGGTCTTCAACCTCCCGGCTGTCAAAACGGCAGCCGTAGAGAAGAAGGTCCAAGAGGTTTCTACCAAAGTACAATCCCTCCCTTCCCAGGAAGAGGTTGAGGCTGTCAAAAAGGCAGTCAACAAGCTCATCGAAAAGGTCGATGCCTTAGAACAAAAGGTTTCCGAGTTCAAATCCTGCACCTGTTCCCAGGAAGTTAAGGCTCCTGTGGAACCGCCTGCTGGTATCGAACAACCCAAGAAGGATCAGCCCACCGTAGTGGAGTGGCAATACGATCTTAAGGAGGCAAAGAGGCTCTCGCAAAGCCTCAACCGCCCTATGTTTCTGGCGTTCTCGACGACGGGTTGCCTCCCGTGCGAGAGGGCCAAAGCGTTCGTGTTCCCCAAAAGCAAAGTAATCGACAAACTTCAACAGGAGTACGTCCCCGTTTGGGTTTACGTAAAAGATAGCCGTACCCAAAGCATTGCTAATGAGTACGGTATTTCTCGTTTTCCTAAGAGTGTAGTAGCGTGGCCCGATCAAAAGGTTGGCGTATTCACTACTCCAGACGACCCAGATTTATTCCTCTCTGAGCTTTCACGATTTGAGTAACCCCATGAGAATGCAACTTGCTCAATACAATGGAGTCTACGAAGGGTCAAAGGCAGACCTCAAAGGTAGCATGTTGGTCCAAGACGACCGTAAACGGGAGTGGTTGGCCAACGCTCTAACTAAAGCTACCGACGAAGAGTACGGGATGCACCTCAACGTATCTGATCCTAATAGTGATGGTCGTCGTGCTATGCACAAAGCCATCCGTGATAGGGTCCTGAAGATGAACAGGGAATACGGACACGAAGAGTACGGTTTTGTTATTCTTCCAATTATTTTGATGGCCGTTCTTACGTGGGTCGTCAAAAGAATTCTTGACCGTCTATTCCCCAGATGATAGGCAACCCGATGCTTAAATTGATAGCGTATGGTACGGCTCTTATGGTCCCCACCATAATAGCTGTAGACCTTCCTGTAGACATATATACCAAGATAGGGGCCACAGGTGCCCTTAGTTGTGTATCTATATGGCTTATTTCTCGCACTATTCCCCAAATGCAAGAATCATTTGCTAAGACCATTGAAGGTCTTATGGGAACATTCCGGGAAGAAGTCAGAGATATTCATTCTCGGCACGAAGAAGATAAAAAAGAAATAAGCTCTGGCTTTGAAAAAGTAGAAACAGCCATCAAGAATATTGGCGACCAACAAATCGAACTTCTTTCTAAACTTATCAAAGAATAAACAAAGTAATGGCTGACATTACATCAAACCTCTTGCATTGGTGGAAGGCAGACGAAGGCACTGGTACGTCTGCTACTGATAACGGTTCCACTGCTAAGACTGGCACGCTAAGCGGTAGTGCTACTTGGGTAGGCTCTGGCCGAATCGGTAACAACGCTCTACGTATTCCGGGATTTGTGACCTCAGATTATGGTCGTATGCAAACTGCGGCCAATACTGGTATTCATGGTCTCAGTGCCATGACATTTGCTTGCTGGTTCAAACAGCAGCACGTAGGCGACTACGTTAGTGGTGTCCTCTGTTCTGCCTTATGGGAAGGAAACTACAACAATCGGTTTGAAATCCTTACTTCACAGTCCGGTACGCCCCGTGACGTTCATATCGCTATCTGCAACGGTGCCGCCAGTTGGATTTGGGCAGTCAATGCTCTCCCCAATGACACTAACTGGCACCACCTTTGTGTCGTCTACGATGGCAGCCAATCCACGGACAACACCAAAGTCAAACTGTATGTGGACGGCGTAGCCATTACATTGGGAACCTGGAACGCCAGCGTTCCCTCCACTCTCTCTTCTGGCACTGCCTATGGCTGGCAGTTTGGTCGTCGGGTGGATAACACTGGTCCTGCGAAGTGCGATCTCGATGACATTCGAGTTTACACTAGAGCATTGGCCCCAGCAGACGTTGCATTGCTAGTACAGTACACTGGTGCAGCATCCCAATGGGAACACGTTGTAAGCGTTAAAGCTGGCTCAACAAATGGCGTTAGCGTTACGTCCAGTAATGTGGACACTCGTACTGCTGATGTAGGCTTTGCAATTCAAGGTTCGGTTGCGTCGTTCGGTCAACAACCTCTTTACGATAACCTAGGCAATTACTGGAAGCCCATATTTAGCCAATCGCATTCGGGCGGTGTACTTTTGACGGCTTATACGTGCGAGAATCTTCGCACTAGTGCAACGCACAACTTATTCACGGGAGCCATCGGTAACTCACCCGCGATTGCCGCGACGTTCTATAAGGGGCACAAAACGGTTGGTATGGTCGATTTGTCCGACTACTTAAACACGGGCAACGCTGCTACTTTCTCGCCGCCAACTGGCATCACGCCGTCGGTGAATGATGCTTTGGTGCTGAGCATCATGGCGTCCTTTGCAGGAAGCACGGCACCGATTGTTGACAGCAACTTGTTTTACCAATCGTATTCGTGCAATGCGGTTGGTAATAATATGGGCATTGGACTTGGACGTATTGTTCAAGCAACCGCCACATTAGTAAAACCCGCATGGACGACTGGTTCAACTGGTGACCATGTTACGGCAGTGCTTAGTTTTAAGCCGCGTGTCGCAGGTGACGACATTACCATCAACGAAGTAGAAGATGGAAAAATTTACCAGCGAGCGACAACTCCCAATAACAAGTTAATAACCGTCAGCGGAAAGTATTACAACACTGCACCAACTTCAGTTGAGGTGAAGCTTACCGACTGGACGAGCGGAGCGATAGTTAAGGATTGGACGCCAGTAAGTTCGCTATCCGCTTCTGGTGGGGACTGGAGTGGAGCAATCATTCCTCCTGATGGAGGTTGGTACAAGCGTCAAGTTCGCATGAAAAACAGTGGTGGTACGGTTTTGGCTTCTGGAAACACCACAGAGGGAAAGTTAGGGGTCGGTATCCTAATCGGTTGTACTGGTCAATCGAACATGGTACGGATGTTTGATACCTACGGTACTACCTCTCCTAATAGTAAAACACGACAATTTGGAGTGAGTGGACTAAATTGGTTTCCGATGACTGGGGACGGAGCCTGTGTGTTATCAGACCTAATTCAATCTGCGACTGGACTGCCAGTAGGACTATTAAAATATGGCGTTTCTGGATGCGGATTGGTGTATGACGCCGGTAACGGTGAGTGGCAATCAACAGGAGCGAACAAAGCTAGAACTTTATTCCTAGACGGAATCACTGCTGCTGGCGGCGATATAGAAGCTGTGCTGTTTTTCGGAACCGAGGCTGACACTTTTAATGCAAGTGCGTCTTCTTCTGGAATTCAGGCTGGCTACGAATCCTTATACTCAGCCGTCCGTACACTAACTGGGCGGAGTCAGTCAACACAGCGATTCGGTGCTAGTATTCTAGGGCCGATTACATCCGGTACTGCTCAACGAACTTTAGATATTCGTCAAGGAACGATAAATTTTGCTGCAAACAGTAGTGGAGGATTTATTGCCGCTGATGCTCGTGACGTACCTATCGCAGCAGGCGACTCACCACATTACACTGGCCCAGGCTATATTATGATGGGTCAACAGGCAGCCCTAAATTATTTACGAGAAATTGGTGTTGCCTCCAATATTACGTACATTTTGTATCCAGTTTTACAATCACCCGTTAAATCGGTACTGCAAGATATTCCTTATATTTACAGAAACATATTCTATCGAAGGACACTTTAATGCCTATTATTCTTGATGGTATTGCTGAAGACGATGTTAGTGATCGTATTAAAATAGTTGGCCCAACTACTATTTTCGTTGAAGGCACATTTGACGGAGGTACTGTTGAAATATTTGTTTGCAGAACAGCTACTTCTGAGTCTGAACCAGTTAGTATTGGGACATACACAGCACAAGCCGTTGTAAACGATACTATAATCGGAACACACTACGTTATTGCAGAATTAAGAAATAGCGGCGGTTCTGCTGACTGCACAGTTTCAACCCTTCCCGGATAATGTCCTCCTTTCCCAGAAGTAGTAGCCGTTCTACTTATGACGCTGAGTACCATATTGGTTTAATCCCCGATGATGACACAGAAGGGGATTACAACGCAGAGGTACTCAATGCGGCGGCGGACGCTATGTGGCCAGGGGGAGATTTTGACTTCTCCAATGGTGGCAGTGGTCCCGTCCTAAAACCTATTTCATTCGCTGCCAAACGATTCTACTTCTCCGACACCATCAAGCTACGTAAGTCTTTAGGGGCTAAGTTTATTGGGGCTACCAAAGCTCCGTACCCTGTCCCAGATAATACTTACGAACTTGGTGGGCAAGGAGGTATGTCTACTCGATTCATTAGAACTAATGGAGGTGGTTCAGTTATTAGAATTCGTGGAGCAGAAACCGAAATATCTCGTATTGAATTTCGTAGCAGAGACTACCCTGAAGATGGAACAAGTAGCGGCCCGACAGCGGGAACTAGAACTACTGCGGCTATTGAAATCGAAGGTAACAACACAATTTCTACAGGCCGTCCCCTAATCGAACACTGTACTTTTTTAGACTTTCCAAAGGCTATTTGTGGTTTAGACGGTTATTATGATGACAACGACGACTTTGTAACCAATGAAAACCACGTAGACAACGGTAAAGTATCTAATTGCAAGTTCTATAATTGTCAAAGCGGCTGGTGGTCAAACAATTGGCAAGCGGTTAATTGGAACTTTGATAATTGTGAAGTGGGTTATTTTGGTGGTTCAGGAGTTATCCCGTGCGTTCTTATAGACGCTGTTAGGGGAGGACACCACCATTTAACAGGCATTACCGCCCTAAACCATCCCCAAGTAACTTTATTCCGTATATCTAACGGTCTATCAGGAAGTGGAAGCCGATTCTATTCCCCATACCACTCGGATTTCATTTGTGACAACTTCAACTGGGATAGGTTTGTTGATCCCACAGCTTACATAACTCTTTTTGACTATGCAGGTCCCGTATTTCCTGATGTTTCATTTATGGAATATACAGTTCGTTGTAAAGGTGCCTTAAACGCTACAGGGGCCGAATGTGATTTGACCCAATTAGTTAAGTTTGGGGACGGTACTTCCACATTCAAGATGCCTCGAACAGACCTACTATTTGATGTTAAAAACATGCCTACTGACGACTTTACCCAAATAGGTCATATGTGGGCTCCGACTGGATGGTAAAATGCCGGATACAACCGTATACACTCCTACGATTAACCCTGTAAGCTTTACCTCTGAAGCTGAAATTAAGCGTATTTACTCCTCTGTTGGACAGCAGCTTCGTTTAGACGACCTAGATGAAGAAGATGCGGCCTCCATGATTATTGAGCTTATCAATTCAGCTACAGAAACCGTAAATGCTTACACCATAAAGTATTACAACGCCGAAGTGATTGCCCTTTCTCCGTGGATTCGTCGTAGAGCTACCATCATTGCGTGCTACTACCTATCCATGCGGAGGGCAAATGGTACACAGTTTGGCATGGAGTACCAACGCATAATGGAGGAGTTAGAGAAGTTTTTAACTGACAAACCCCCTATGATCCCAGGACCAGACGGGCTACCTTTACCAGTTAGAACTTCAATGATCCCGACTATTTCGAAATACATCGTTGATGACCGTAATCGTTACCGGAAGCTCCGGGTTTCAAGAGACTACTCGACCAAGAACTACCCCGGTCAGTACACCTACGGAAACCCCTACACTACCGGTGATTATTACTAATGGATGTTAGGTACATTAAAGGCGATTTTCCTCCAGAAAAGATTAAGGAGGTGATCCATCATTCTGTCCTTGCCGTAGCTGGCAGGGTCCCAGACAAGTACCAAATTGGATTGAAGTTTTGGTCGGCTGTAGCTCATTCATTATTTGACAGTATTTTCACAGCGTTCCTTATCAAGTCACGTCATGAAGTTGATGAACTTGGTCAAAGCTGGAAAGATTTAGACCCTAAGACAAAAGCTTACAGCCGTCCAGACGCTCGCCAATATTTCCCTACCTACGATAACCGGGCTGTTCGCCACCCGAAGTTACGAGTCCGCCCCACCCTTCCTCCAGACATAAATAGGCAATGGGCAGGTAGGTGGTATGGCTTATTCCTACATTTAGACTCAAGAGAGATAGCAGGAAAGAGCACTTGGAACTATTTTAAGGCCAAAGGCTATCCTACCTTACTAGGTCTTACTAAAAACCTAAAGCTTCCCCTCCTAAACAAAACTGGAAAACTTCAACGAAGCCTCTTTCCAGCCCCCCTTTCAGGAGGATTCTATTTACCTCTGGATAGAGACCAAATCTTCCAAGTAAAGCCTGGAGTCCTCAGAATGGGGGTTCGACACCAAGGAATCGAAGCTATCGACAAAGACCGCCCTCTCTGGCCAGAGAACATAGGCCCTTGGAAATCCAAAGCCCTAGAAGCTGGCCGTAACGCTATCCACGAAGCAATCCCCGAAATACTGCTAAGAAATGCTAACTAAACTCCGAAACTTTGTTAAGTCAGCCCTAACTCCTAACTCTCATAAGGCCATGAACCAGAAGGTTAAGGCCCTAAAGAATAAAAGGTTGGGTGGCGTAAAAGCTATTAAAACTGCTAAAACAAAGACCGTAACCCCAAAAACACAAACCGCCAACCATACCAAGTCCTTTCGAGCAACGGTAATGCCTTCTAGGGCGTTCGGTCACACTATAACCTTCCAGCCTAAAAAGCTTAAAAGCCGAACTCCCGCGTCCGTCAAACCTAAAAGCTTTTCAACTAAAATGAGCGGCAGAGTCCGCTCAAAGGCCAAAATGGCTGCCTTACAGACCCGCACATATACCACCTAGAATGAGTACTGCCGCATACGCTACTGCTGTAAGAAACTACCTTCGAACTAACCTAACAAGCTTCTACGAAGATCAAGACGCCCAGAAGGCAGCTAATTGTAAGGTTATGTTGGATGAGAAGCCAGCGGCCAATTGTGGGCAGGAATTCATAGCCATTTATGGATCATTCCATCAACCTCCCCAAAAGAAGTTGATGAACGCTATAGATGAAGAATTCGGACTTACTATAGCCGTTAGCCGAAAGATAGCGGTCATTCCACCAGATTATAGAGGTGAACTAGGCTACATCAACGTCCATACAATCCCCGAACGTACTCCCCCAGAAGACCTGGAAGTATGGACCCCAGCCTGGATTAGCGTTGAAGAGCGTTGTCGGGAGATAGTTAAGCTCTTAATGGCCGACGACAAATACCTCATTATGAAGGACGCTAACACCCTCCTCCCAGGAGGAAGCCCCTTCACAGAGCCTATGGAATGGCTTCACACGGATTCCTACCCCCGCCAAGTAGGACCAGAACACTTTACAAGTTTTGACGAACTAGAACAAGACGCAGACCCCATCTTTGGACTAGTTATGAAAGTTTACTTAGGCGGTGCTCGCCGTCTCCAACCTATATCCGATTTAGACAGGATTCCAGTATAACCCCTTAGCCAAGGTAGGTATCTCAGGCAATGCGGCCCAGTCACGCCTTCCTGCCTTGGCTATCCTAAAACAATGGTTACCACACGAAAGCATAGTTGTGATTACATGATCGGGAAGCATAACGCTGTTCCCGATTCACGTTTCAATAAAAAGCAACTTCGGATGGGTACTAAGGTCGAATCCGAACATACCCGCAAAAAGAAGATTACCAAACGTATAGCCAAAGACCACCTTTCGGAAATGCCTAATTATTACACAAAGCTCCGCAAGATGGAGAGAAAGTCCCACTAACCCCTAACTAACATGACTGCAATTGTTACTGATGCTGTTGCTGGCCCATTCCGGGCAACTTATGCCGGTCCTAGCGGCTCCAATCCTTCTACTGCTCACTTGGGCGTTATTGGTGCCAGAGGTATCCGCCAGATTCGTCGTTTCGAAGGGGAGGAGTTTGCTGCTTCTCTCTCTGGACGTAGTGCCGTAGACGGTGTGTATCTTGGCGGGCAAATGTTCCTTGAGTTCGAACTTGAGGAAGCCAACCTAGCGGGCGTATTAGCCCTCACTAACCCATTTGGAGCAACTGCCCTTGGTAGCATCCCAGCAGTAGCCTACGATAACGAAATGGGTGTTCCTGGTACGTTCATGAGCACCAAAGCGGGTTCTCTGATCCTCAACCCCCTATATTCTAAAACAGGTACTATCCATACTACGGCGGGCAGTCAAACGACTCCGGTTCGAACCTACGGCATAGTAACTATTGCTGCTGGATTCGAACAAGAACTCAAATACCATTCGGAACGACGGACTATTCCTGTTCGTCTACGCTGCTTCCCGTACTCAGACGGCGGTACGCCGCCAAAGTACATTTGGTATTCTGTTGGGGCCGTGGATGCGAACTACTACGTCGATTAAAGGCGTAGTCTGGGCCAATGGCAGAAGACGAAAAGATACTCCGTATCGAGGCCACAATCAACGAAGGAAAACCTTCGTCTGGGTCTCCGTCTACGCCCCAACCCGCCAAACCCTCCCTCCAGGAAAGCTTATCCGAGTTTGACGCTTCTAAATTAGAAAAGGATAGCGGTCGTGAAGAAGAGATCGACCGCATCCTTAAGGCGTTAGAGGCAGGCGACGAAACCCCTCTTGGCGTCGAAGAAGATTGGGTAGCAGAACTTAATAAGTTTGTTGGGGGAGAAAAGCCACTTCCTATTGACAGCAACGAAGATGGTTCTTCGTTTACTGCCAGTTTGTTGGCCTTCCTTCAGACCCAGGGACAAGGGCAGACCGCTGCCAATGCAGGTAACGTCCTTGCTCCGTTAGTCAATGCTGGTGGTGGCGGTGGAGCTATTATCCCTCCAGGAGCCCAAGGTGCCGCTGAGGTAGGGGCCGCTGGTGCCGGGGCCGCTGTCGAAGTGGGAGCAGTAGCTAGTTTACTAAGTGGGGCCGGTCTACTGGCTGCCGAGTTCGTAGCTCTTACGGGGGTTCTTGTTGTAGCCGAACAGCTTATTGATGCCACCTTCCGGGGAATGGCTCAAGGCTGGGAGGATATTTCTGCTCGTATACAAATTGCTCAAGCAGAAAGTGAAATCTCCCTCCTTAAAGAACGATTCCGCACGGAAGAAACAGCTTCTCAAGCTTCCGCAGAAGTTATCCAAGCTCGTACCGACTTATACAAATCCCTCATTGATCTATCAGCTACCGTAATGCAAATCATTGCTCCATTACTGGCTGCAATGATGGAGATTCTGTCTGCTATTGCTTGGACGGTTTCTACCGTCTTAAAAGTCCTTTACAAGATTTTGGAGTATGGGACTGGAATCTTTATAGTTATTCGAGCCATTGCTGCCGGTGTCAAATGGATTAAGGACAAAATAATGGGCGACAGCGACCAAGACCAAGACTTCACCCGCGACATAGCCAAGGTATTTGCTGACCCATCGGCAGCAAGTAATGGGGTTACGCCATTTGCTATGCCCATGCCTCCAGCACAAGCTAACTTACCCGGTCGTTATTATAATCCATAATGGGATACTTACCTTTATCTAGGGATGCAGACGCTTTCTACGTTGGCGAAGTTTCGTACAACGGAGTGAAATTCCCTCCTGCAATCCATTCTAAAGCACGATTCTCCCCAGTCTATGACGATTCAGGACGTATCTCAAAATACGTTCGTGGTACTCTCTTAATCGAAGCCTACCTATTCCCCGGCTGCCTTGAAACCCCCACTTCTTTTGCGGGAGCACAAGGTTCTACGGCGGACATACAGGTTCCGTATCATCCTGCTCCTGGCCTAGCTGCTTTGACAGATGGAAGTAACAACGATGTTACTACCGACACCACAATGCTGGAGGTTCGTCACCGCCTATGTGAACCTTGTCAACGTCTTTCGTTTTCTTATCAAGGTTCTGGGAGGGTTATTCTTAATGATCCCCGTTATGGTCAATTAGACGTTGATAACGGGCCTAAACCAAAGGAAGTTAGTTGGATTCCCCTTACTAACAAGATGGCTAAAGTTACCTGGGAATGTGAATTCGCGTTCTGCCCAGGCTCCCAAAACAACATGATGAAGGGAACTTCAGAAACGGTAACTAGTGCGGGTAACCGAAATATCCCTTCTCCCTATGCACAATTTCCGTTTGAAGTAGATATTTCAAACGCCCCAGACGGCACAACTGTTCGTACTATTACGGGCTGTATTGAGATAGCCCAAACTCGGCTCCCAGCAGACGCCAGTATTTCCAATGGTAATGCTCATGCTGGGGCTAGCGACGTATTTGATATGCTTGGTTTGGAAAAAGACATTCTTAGCGTCTTCCCTCTCCTAAAGCAATTCAAACGTAGACAAGACTTCCGACTTTCCAATGATCGTAAACGAGTAGATTTCACTATCGTCGATACAGAAATCCACTCTGACGAATCATTTGGTGTAGGTATAGCCAATGAAGACGTTAAGCTTTCTACAGCCGGAAGCCTTAAATCCGGTGGATTCCGTCGATGGAATACTTCTCTGGCAGGAACAGTTACTGTGGCTGCTGGATACCCTAAGTCTGTTGGATGGGCTGAAATAAGTCGTCTCTTCCATAAGTATTACCTTGAGCTATCATCTAAAGGCCGTCCTCCTCTATCTATTTCCGGGTACGAAGTTGAAGACGGTCCTATTACTTCCAGCAAAACAGGCAAGAGCTACCCTATCCTCCGAGAGATCAGCTTAGAAGACGATCTATTCAGTCGTGATCTATCCTTCTCATTCCGATGGGATTTGTTTGTAGAACCCAAAGACCTGTTCAAAGCAACTGGTCTGTTTCAGCCTATGTCCGCTAGTGAAACGGAACGGACCAACAACTGGGACAAATGGGTATTCAGTATGAGCAAGGTTATGGATACTGCTGGCTACCAGCAGCTTAACCTAACTCAAAACGACGACGTTGTGGTTAGTCTCTGCATCCCTTGGATTGGGCCTAAGCCTAAAACAGTTAAGCCTCCCAAGTCCCTGAAACCGAAGGTTGAAAAAGAAACCGAGACAACTCCTCCTACCTATCCGACGCAAGAACAAAGCACTCAAGCCTACTTGTATAGTGCTTATGACAATATGTTTTGGATTGAGGCTATAAACCATACCCTCAACCACGTTCCCCTCAGTAACCAAGGTCTCCTCCAGGAAAAGGTAGCTAACACCGATCCGCGACTTAACACCAAGCTCACTTTCAATCAAGAAACATCTGGAGGGGGTGTACTGCCTGAAGTTCAAGTAGTTAGCCACCGAATCCGACCTACAACCTACATCCTCCATTGTGTCGGGGGAGCGGTACGTTTGGGAGCCGTTCCACAGCCTCCAAACGTGGAAAAGTATGGCGGACTTGCAGTTACGAAGTTCGGGCAAGACATAATTCGACCTTATAATTTAGGAGGTGGGGTTGACGTAGTAACCGGCAACACCTACAGCGTTCACGGCCTTATCTGGAAAAAGAGCTACATCCTTCCAGGAATCCCGGCCAACGCCAAGATCAAATCAGACGGGCACCCACAGATTTTCGTGTAACATGGAACCTATCCGCTTTATTAAAGACGAAGAAATCGAAATCCCCTTCCAAGTCCCTAGCGAAAATGGAGAACTTGAAACCCTCTCCATCAACGCTTTGGAAGCTCTCCTAATCTACGACAACTGCGAGAAAGGCCAACCCCTTTACGTCCGTTATCGTGCATTCAGCAAAGCCCTGGAAGAAAAGTTCAAAAAGAAGATTCCGTACATTTCCGCCTACTTCATCGTGGGTAAGGCTGTTGAAGCTACCAGTAGCTTAAAAAAAAATATTTTAGGCGAGCCCAGCTTGAACTCCTCGGAGTCCGCACAGACAGCCTAACGGAACAAGAATTCGAATTACTCTATGAAGACCTTCCTCGGCTAGAAGCCTATTGGGAACTTCTTAACCGTAGAGCCCATTCCGACATAACTCCTGAACGAGCCCACGATCTAAAGCTCCTAGTCACGGGTGACAAAGAGCTAGCAGACAAGGCTTATGCAGCAGTCAAATTCGCTAGAACCCCCCTTAAATAGGAATCCGCATGGGTACTAACCCCGAAGACCTAATCGGTCCAGCCTTAACAGCAGAATATGAGCCGCCAGATTTAGCTCTGTCGGCCCACTTCTTCCACCCTAACCGCCCCCTATTTACTCTGTGGCATGTGGACGCTATGCTAACGGACCCCCGTGTTCGGTTTGGCCTAGACCTACTTCGTGGTCCCATCATATCAAATTCCCACTTTGCAGTCTACACCAAGAACCTAGCCCTCAAAGACTTTCTCAACCGCCAACTTAGTCGGTTCAAGCAGAACAGTCTTAACATTGCTCTCCGCTGCATGGACTACGGTTACCTAGGCTGTGAAGTCCTCTACCGATCCGTAGAGAACCTTCTTCAATTTGATAAGCTTAAATTCCTTCATCCCCATAACACCCGCGTAGTAACCCGTCAAGGCAACTACGTAGGTCTTGAAGTCACCCGTGTCGGTAGAGTGGACACTGCCCTCTACATTGGCCGTCCTAAGAGTTTCTGGACAGTCCACAACCCGGATGCCCACATTTGGTATGGCCGTAGCCGCCTCCGTGGAGCATTCCTAGCATGGCACGAAATTTGGAGCGATCATGGCTACCGCGATCAGCGTAGGATTTGGTTCTATAAAAACGCCTACGCTGGGCCAAAGGTGGGGTATCCACCCGGTTCAACCCCCTCGGAAGAACCTGGACAACCCCCCCTAGACCACCGAGTTGTCGCCCAGGAAATGGTTGACAAGATGGTTTCTGGTACTGGCGTCACCTACCCAGTTATCGGAACTTCTCCTCAAGGGGGATGGATTATTGAAGACCCTAAACCCATTCCCATTCCTGAAGGGCTCATGGAATATGGCGACCAACTTAGAGACGAAATCTGGGAAGGAATGGGTATTCCTCCCGAAGTTGCTCGTGCGGAAGGCACAGGTGCGTTCGCTGGGCGTAGAGTTCCACAACAAGCCTTCTACTCTGTCCTCCAGGAAATCCTTCAGCAAATCATTACGGACTTTGATGAGCAGGTTCTACTCCCTATGGTCCGTATGAATTTTGGTACTGGCCAGTCCTACGAGATCGAATGCTTCGGTCTTCTCCAGGACGAAGAAATGGCCAAGGAAGGTGTAGAGAACGGCCAACAAGGCGGTGGTACGCAAGAAACCCCCATTGAGGGTAACCAAGCTGCCGCTATGTCCGTAATCATTCCAGACGCCCCCCTAGGCCAATCTGGAGCCCTTTCCCACTTCGGTTCCCGTCTTATGTACTTCAACTCTTGCGGCCAGAAAACTACATGAGTTACGTCTACTCTCCTAAACACCAGCAACGAATCCGCCAGAAACTAAGGGAGGGTAAGACACTACGTACCAAAAGGCAGATACGGGAGCTTCCAAAATCCGTTAAAATGAAGCATACGTACCGGGTTCGTGCCAGAGATTCCAAAGACTGGCTCACCTTCTTCAAGACTCGTACAAAAGATAAGACTAGCACAATCCGCCGCTTCGCAACTCTCCAGGGCTTCAAACCCGATAGGATAACAGTGTAATGCCTTCCTTCAAAACAATGTGGTCCAGTGTGGCTTACCACGGGGTTACCCGTCCTACCATTGATGCTGGTCGCCATGCCCTCAAACGAGCTATCACTCACTTTCGAAACGTCCAGAAAGTACGTAAAGGTACTGTAGGTCGTGGTGGTATCGACTTGGAACGTCGTTCTCGTATCCTAAAGAAAACCCGTGGTCTCACAGCAGATAACGGTCGTCTATGGTCTAAGAACACTATGGCTGGCTTAAAACGTCGTCAAGCTGCTGCTGCTAAGATTAAGTTCGAAAGAGCTAACGCAGCTAAGGCTAGGATCGCTTCTAAGCCCCCTAGCAGGCCCGTACAAGCGTCCGTAGCACAAACTCGACCCCAGAGCCCTGTAGCCCAAAAAATTACCCGAAAAGCTCCTCCTAAGTCAATCCAGGAGGCCATAGCTGGTTCTAAGACTCATGGCCAGCTTAAGAGAAAGCTTACTGGTTTGGCTATCCGTCGTATATCCATGAGAGGGGTAGCCGCTGGTTCTAGCCGAAAAGAAATGGCTAACAAGCTCCGAGCCCATCGTCAATATGCTGGTAAGGGCTTGAAAGACCGGGTAAAAGAGGTAAAGGGGAAATACTTCAAAGCGGCTGCTAGCAACCTAGCAAACCGCAAAAAGTCCTAGAAAACCATTCCAGCACCTTAAACAGGTGTAATAACCTTGGGCCAATGTCAATCTCTTTTTACCCAGCTTCCTTCTCTGGAGGGGAGTACAGCTACGACAAATCGTACCCAGTCTTTGATGCTCACAAACTTTACCAAGATTGTGTAGCTTACGGCATTGCTACGGATTGGTGGTATCCGATAGCAAACTCTGTCAAACTGGTAGCAGGCTACGAATATAGCACTGCCCACCTTCTTATGACCAAGCGGTACATCGACGGGTGTACTGCCGCCCAAAACAATGGGGTTGCCATTGACCCCATCAATCGGCAACTCTACAACCACCGTATCAACCTTTCAGACGATACCCGTAATAAGCTTGATCTAGGCTCATTCAACGTGGATGGTTGGTCATTCCACTCAGCTAGGGCTATTGACGGCTCCTCTTCTCCAGAAGACCTTGATGCCCTCTACCTAGTCAAGTTCGTAGACCTACGCTACGTGTGGTCCAAGACCCCCGGCTTACCGACCACTGCCGGTTCTTTTTTATTCATCTCCCGCGAGGGGTACAACATCCTTGATCCCACTATTGACGACCGGGATATGGATTACTCTGACCCTTCTAATGGGACCACATTCCCCTACGACCCTGAAACAATTCACGGAGACGATCCCTACACCTGGGAACAGGTTCTGGAGATTTTATGGTACAGTGCTGGCGGTCTAGGAGCAGGTCATGGAACTACGCTGTGGTTCCAGAACGATGATCTCCCGTTTGGAGGAGAGTACCCCGAACAAGTCCCTATTGATCTTCGTCCCGAAAACAAGACGGCCTGGAGATTCTTCTGCGACGTGCTCCATGCTACTGGCAACGAAATCTATCCTTGGTTAGATGGGACTTTCCGTATTGCCCCTATTGATGAGCACTTCGGCCAAGCGGAAGACCTAGACGATCCCCTAATTTCTCCCTACCTGATCGAATCAGGCCATATCCAGCCGGAAGACGTTCTTCTCCCAGAGAATATGACCATGACGTTCCAGAAGCGTCATCTAGGGGAAGGGTCTGCCAACGCCAACTACTACGAGACATTCCCTGCCCCGCCGTTCGGAACTACTCCGTTTGCAGCAGTACAGTTTGACGACCCCCTAATAACTGCCGAAGAATTTGAAGATTCAGGAGCCTACAACGAAGTAGGCGTCTATTCAGTATCTGGGTTAATTGCTGGCGTCATAGAAGACGTGACAAGCCTAGGAATGACGGTTGTATATAAAGATAATGTAATAAAGAATGATACTGAATTACAAGATTTTGCCAGGGTAGTTTTACAGAAATATACCAAGTCAAAGGCAGACAAGCAAGTAGACAATACTTACGGCTACTTTATTGCCCTTCCTCCCACTGGACAATATGAGGAAGTAACGTGGTTTATTGGCCCTAATGGGCCTTCTACAAAATTTTTATCTCTACCCTCGACAGTTGGGGTGGACACTTTACCGCCCATCATCAAAAATCCTAGGGACAAGGACACTGACCGTCTAGTAGCAGCCGACCCCACGGATGACGAACCCAAAACCTTCATTGAGAAACTGGCTTTTACCCAAACTCCAGGTACTTGGGAAACTCCAGACACTTGGCAAGAGGTGTGGGGAGAAGTCTACACTGTCGGTACAGACCCCCACAATGATAACCTTATAAGGCTCTATACGGCTCTAGGAACGGGGGAACAGGGTCCTCCAGGCCCTCCTGGACCTGCCGATCCCGATTCCGTATTCGGGTCCATTACCCTAGTAGGGCTAACCTACGTAGGCGGGGTTCTGACTGTTACCAACGCCAACTTGATCGACGGGTGCGGTATCATTATAGCAGGAGATACCATCCATTTCGATCCAACAGACGTAGTAGGTGCTGGTCTTCAGGTAGACCCTTACGCTACTACGGCTTGTTCTATCGCTGTCAAACCGGAAGACCTTGTTGGCTGTGGTCTCGAAGTTTGTTCAGATAACGCCGCCAACGAAGAAGTCCGTATTAAAGTCAAGCCGTCAGACTTAGCAGGCTGTGGGCTAATGGTACAAGAAGGCAATCAGGATGATTCCGGTGGCCCTTGTAAATTAGCAATTAAAGTGTCGGATATAGCGGGTTGTGGATTAAAACCAGCTTCTGATAATACCCAGCCTGGGACCGACAACTGCAAGATGGTCATTGATCTTGATGCCATTACAAATCCGACGGAGGGGATTGACAAAGCTTCTGGAGATCAAGACGATGCTAATGGCCCTTGTAAGCTTAAAATCAAGACTAATGGCACTATCCGAGTTCTTGATCCTGATAATCCCCCTACATTAACACTAACAGGTGGTAACCTAGAACTCAAGATTTACTACAAGGACGTTGACGTTTACCGAGTTTTAAACACAACTGGAAATGTTACCGCAACAACAGCTACCACGGATTGCAGTTCGTAATGACCCTCTACATCAAAGATGGAAAACTTCTGGTCTCCGACGGAAAGCTGGCCGTACACAATAGGTGCTGTTGTGGGGGGACGTGCTCGGACTTTCCTGGGTGTTATTTAACTAATTGCACAATTACTGTATCAGGATTCTTAAACAGCGATACCTTGACCACTGATTGTTGCTTGCCCCAAGGTCTTTCTTCTCTAAGAGAAACAATATCATATGTTCATTTAGCTAACATAAACGGCGTTTACGCTGCTACCCGAACAGGGTCCTCAGTAGCTACTAATAACGTATTTACAAACCCCTTTGGAGTCTGTCCCCCAACATACTTAAAAACCGATATAGGTTACGATAGTGTAGATTTTCGTTGCGGTTCTATTTCAGGACGACGCTACGAAACATTTGCCTTTCTTACTGGGATAGACTTACTACTAGCTTGTAATTCTGGAACCAATAAAGTCGGCGTATCTACTGTTTCGAATCCTAGATTTCATCTAATATACTGTACCTATGATACTACTACAGGGGCATTTGTAGGGACCGGAAGTAGTTCTTCTGACCTAGTATGGACTATCGCAGGTTCTAATAGCTATGTTACTATTGACGCTTGTAAAGCAGGTACAGTATCCGTTACTATTCCTATGAAATCATGGGTAATAGTAGATAATTCTCCATTCTGTAACGAATTGGTGTCTGCTGGACCTACTATGAACGTAGTAGTCTCGGTTACCTTGAACAAATGAGTCAGTGCGTATTTACTAGACGGGGAGACTTCATGGTGTGTAACTATTGCCACCAAGAACTCCCTTTCTACAAAGAGTTTCCTGATCCAAAGGATTATTTAGCCCCTTGCAAAGGAAGTCCTCCAAAACCAAAATCTAAAAAGAAAAGGTTGGGGACTAAGGTAGCTTCACTACTATCGGCTCTTGGAATAAAAAAGAAACCTGGGTGTGGTTGTTATCGTAGGGAACGTATACTTAATGTGTGGGGATTTAAGATTTCTCGTAAGGTGAGTAGGATGTTTCCTGTTGTTCCAGCCATTATTGTCCTCCTGGCTAAACGCCGTAAGTCCAAGCGACGTAAGACTTTACGCTCTTACGAACCCAACCCCTTCTCTCTCCAGGAAAAAGAGCAACGCCGCCAAGCTCTGCTAGCACGACAAAAATCTAGCTAGCTCCCTTGACTTGTCCACCCAGATCAGGTAGAATGCTCAGATGGTTCTGAACCAGTGCCGCTGCGTAGTTGGTGGAAAGCATTGGAACTACGTTGAAAAGCCAATCTACGAGAAGACCGCTGAGGGCCACGTTATCTGCGGTCGTTGTGATCCTCCCGACAAGCCTAACAAGACCATCACTATAAATAGTAGGCTACGGGGGGAAGAGCTTCTTGATACAATCATTCATGAAGTTCTACATGCTGCTTCCTGGGATGTTTTGGATGAAGGATTCGTAGAACAGACTGCTACTGACCTAGCCCGAATCCTTTGGAAGCTAGGCTACCGCAAAATTGATACCACGGGGTAACTATGGCAAGAGTCGGCGTTATCGCAGACATACACGAGCCCTTTGCTCACCCAATGTATCTTCGCTTCTGCCAAGATACTTTTTCTCTCTGGAACGTAAACAAAATTCATTTTATTGGGGACGTAGTAGACAACCATGCTATCAGCTTCTGGGACCATGACCCCGATGGTCATTCTGGCAGCGATGAAGCCACAAAGGCCGCTGAACGACTAGAGAAATGGAAAGAAGCCTTCCCTAAAGCTTCAGTATCCATTGGCAACCATGATGAACGCCATTTCCGGCTAGCCAAAAAGATGGGCTTGCCCTCTCGATTCCTCCGCAACTACAAGGATGTATGGGAAACTCCAGGTTGGAATTGGGACTTCTCTCACACTATTGACGATGTGCTTTATGAGCATGGTACTGGCTCCAGCGGTAAGGACGCTGCTATCAATCGAGCCATGAACAAACGCTGCTCCCTTACAATGGGTCACGTTCATTGCTTTGCTGGTGTTAAGTGGCACGCTAACCCCTTCGATAACATCTTTGGGATGAATGTGGGCTGCGGGATTGATATTCGTGCATATTCTTTTGCTTATGGGCGAGATTTCCCTGTACGACCTATATTAGGTTGTGGTATAATCATTGACGGCTGGAATGCTATATTCGAGCCTATGCGATGCGGCCAGGGGGAACCTTATCACAGACGAAGGGCTTAACATGTTAGTATGTGACTTAGACGGAGTGATTGTTGACTTCGTATCAGCAGCTAACGCTGTTCATAACAGGGACGGTTACATACCTACTAAGTTTGATTATTTCGAAGACTGGGGTATGACTGCTAATGATTTCTGGTCCCCAATTGATGCTCTTGGTCCAGATTTTTGGCACCACATCCCCCTTTATCCCTGGGCGAATGAACTAATTTCTTGGCTAGGAAGGCACGACGAATTTGTTGTAGCTACCGCTTGTTCTAAGAACGCCCATTCTAGCTACGGTAAAGTAAAAGCAATCCAATCCATTTTCGGAGAGAACTTTCGAGACTATTTCATTACTCCCAGAAAATGGTTGTTAGCTGGCCCAGAACGAATCTTAATTGACGACTATGAACCTAATTGTCAGAAGTTTGAAGCTTTGGGCGGCAAAGCTATTCTCTTCCCACGTCCCTGGAATGAGAACCGGGACATATTTGATCCCTTAGAATACACGTTAGAGGAGTTGGACAAACAATATGCGTTACTTTGATACTGGGGCAACCCGCGATACAGATGAAGCCAAACTAGATTTTGAAGGGTTTCTCTCTCCAGAGACACTAGAAGCCTTTGCCAAGTACATGCACAAGCACCGTAAACAAGCTGACGGTAAGCTACGGGACAGTGATAATTGGCAAAAAGGGATTCCTTTTAGTGCTTACATGAAATCAAAATGGCGACACTTTTTCGATACATGGAAGTTTCATCGCCAAGGCCGTGAACTATCAGACGAAATGATTGACGCTCTTTGTGCAGAGTGGTTTAACGTACAAGGATACCTACACGAACTTCTCAAAGAACGCCACAAACAAGATTTGGAACGAATCTTTACTACTCTGGAATCAGTAAACAAAGAACTTCAACAAGATGGCCAAAAGACCTCTAAGGAAGAAACCGGCCCCCAGCAAGCCGTACAAAACGATAACGATAGACGTTTTCCCAGACTTTGCGAGGAGACTTGCCAGCAAGAGCCTACCGAGATACCTGAAGGGTATTACGTCCAATTTAACGGTCTACTCCTACCTGTCGTTTATATTCGAAATCAACGAATACCTCCCGAAGCACCACAAGCTGACGGACTTTCAGATAGCGAAGGCTGCTGCGGCGGAGTTTCCGAGGAGCAAGCCAATGCAGAGATTACTTGCTGCCCAGAGCGGCCTTATTTCCAAGAAGAGGCAGGATTCTGTCCAGTATTATAGGTATCGGTATAACTCCGGTTACTTACGTCCTCAAGATGGACCTCGAAAGGGGCCTATTAGTTTTAAGTACGACGCCAATGGAGATCGAATATCTTTTTACGGAAATAAAGATACTCCCTTGACAAAAGCTCAATTTGATCGTACAATAGAACGATACGGTCCAGACATTCGAGGCGATGCTGAGTTTAACTGGCACGTACAGGTCAATCACCCGGTCGTAAAGCCTAAAGGTAGACCAAGTTACGAATCTTTTGATTGGTGCATTTAATGCCTAGTAAGAAGAAAGAGATTGCTCCTGTAGAACAGGTTGGATACTCAGAGCCCTACTTAATGCGGGCCGAACGCCAATTCATCCCTACTACGTCACTCAGCCTCCTACAGTCCATCTGCCAGAGCTTACCGGAAGAGAAGGACCCCCCCGAACTTGCAATGATGGTTGAGAAGATGCCCGGTCTATATGCCACATTCTTAGGCAAGATCACAGCCGGGTCAACCCTTAGAACCGCTTGCTTATCCATCGGCCTTCCTTACCAGAGAGTATTGCATTGGATGAGTGTAGGGGCTGCTGACGTATCGGATGATATTGACACTTATTGCGGGAGACTAGTCCTTGACATTCAGAGGGCAGCAGCGATTGCCATATCAGATGCAGAGGAGAGAGTCCATAGATCAGACCCCTCCAAATGGCTCGGACGTGGGCCAGCCAAAGACTTCCATCGTGGGCGTTATTGGAAAGAGAACCAGTCTGGGCCTTTGGAGGACGATGGAGACGACAACCCACTTGATCCTCTACCCTATCGACCATCTACTGGGGATGATAGCGATGAGGATTCTGGCGATCTTGACCTTATTGAAGCGATGAAAGTTCTGGAAAACCACAACATCGTTCAAAGCCCTGAATTCGTTAATCAAGCTAAGAAACAATTTGGATTCGATGGCCAAAAGTAAACCTAAACCAACTGCCGAAGAGCAGTTTCTGGAGGCATGGAATGAGTGGGGATATCCGAGAAGCGATATTACGCGGGAGTATAGATTTCACCCTGTACGACGATGGAGATTTGACTTCGCGTTTCCTTCCAGAAAAGTGGCCGTGGAAATTGACGGAAGAGGACGCCACCAAACTGTCGCAGGCGTTAGGGCAGATGCTGAAAAATCAAATACTGCGTGTAAACTTGGCTGGGTTATTTTACACCTCCCCACGTCCGATATTAGAGGCAAAGACAAAAGTGGAGAGCCTCTTGTCGAAAAGTTCATAGAACTACTTTGTGAGATATTGTCAAACAGGGAGACATATGCTGACGTTAGAGACTTTTCAAAAAGAGTGGAGCCATTGCTGCAAATGCCCACTCCACAAAAACGCTCGAAGGCACGTTCTGTATCGAGGAGAAATCCCGGCAGAAGTTCTTCTGGTAGGAGAGGCCCCCGGAAAGACTGAAGACAAGCACGGTCTTCCCTTCATTGGGGCTAGTGGTCAGAGAGTTCTCAATAAGGCCCTAGAAGCCTTAGAGCTTAAGTCCTTCTGTATCTGTAACGTGGTGTGCTGCATCCCTGTTACAGAACAGTCAGTAATTGATGATGAAGAATTTGTACCTTCGGTACGCCCCCCTTCTCCAGAGGAAGCAGAAGCTTGCCGTCCTCACCTGGAGCAAATTGTAGAGCTATGCCAGCCTAAGCTTATTGCTCTCCTAGGAAACGAACCAAAGAAATACTTCCCCGCCTCACTCGTTCCACAAGATGCAACACTTGTAACTCTACGCCACCCTGCCTACGTCCTCCGACGGGGTGGCGAGAAAGGCGTAGAGTACAAACGATTCTTGGAAGCATTCCATACTGCTTTAGAAGAGCAGGGGATTGCTCATACTAATCCTTTTAACCCTATAGGAGTGTAAGTTGTTTCTCTACGCTTTTCGTTTTGAAGATGATGATGAAGACGATCCTATTACGTTTGTTGCTGGTGAGTCATTGGAAAAGGCCCTAGCTAAGTATCGCAAGTTTGTTGTTGCTCAAGTACAAAAGGATTACGACAATGGTGGCTGCCACGAGCCCATTACTGAGGAAGACGTTGAAGAACCAAGTCATGTGCAATTCGTGGCTGGAGGGGATTACCTTGTCTTATAATTTGGAACAAGCACTTACCCAGCAAGCTATTGGGATTATGTACCTCGACTTGGTACAAGACCAAGCTGCATGGTCAGAAGCTAACTTTGGCTCTACGGAAGAGCGTGGTCCAATCGGTCCTCTTAAGCACATGGCTAAAGAGATTAACGAATTGTTGGAGAACCCAACAGACCCCCACGAATATGCTGACTTGCTCATTCTCCTGTTAGATTCTTCTCGTAGAGCGGGTATTGATGCTATTGATCTCATAGCGTTTGCTCTTGATAAGATGGAGTTAAACAAGAAACGTAAGTGGTCTAAGCCCGTAGAAGGGGAACCGTGTGAACACATTCGTACCGAATCTTGAAACTCTCCTAATTACAGCAGTATTCTTGTTCCTAGGTATTGCAGTGATTTCTGTATGTTGGGGACTTAACGAAAGACAATAATGCCTCCAAAAAAGCATCCCCCTACTCTCCGAAAGAAACCAGTAGTTCAAATGTCCCCTTTGTGGGATTGGACTAAAGGGATTACTCAGAGTGGGATTGAATCCTTCCTAGCGTGCCGAGAGCAGTTTGCTCTTGGTTACGTGGATGGATGGGCTCCTAGAAAGTTCTCTGAAGCCTTAGAATTTGGAAGCATGTTCCACTTCATGCAGGAGAAGATCGGTTCCGCTCCTCCAGAGATAATTGCTAAGGAAGTAACTAAGAGTTACGAAGCTACTAGGAAGAAAACTATTCTTCCCTCAGAGCTTAACGACCTAGAACTTACTCTGGCTAAGGTGGAAGCTATCTTCCCCCTCTACGTTGAATGTTGGCAGGAAGACGACGCTAAGATTCAATGGCTGGAACACGAACAGGTGTTCCGTGTA